TTAGCAAGAAGAGCAGCATCTGATGCAGTCTTTGCATCTGCAAGTGCCTTTGCACCCGCTACCTTCTCTGTTGCTACAGCATCTGCAACTGCCTTATCTGCAGCAGCCTTTGCATCTGCAATTGCCTTATCTGATGTAGCCTTTAGATCAGCAAGTGCCTTGGCATGTGAAGCCTTTAGTTCTGCAAGTTCTGCAGTAAGTGTTGCAAGTGAAGCATTCGCTGCTTCCAAGTCCAACTTGAACTGTGCAATAATCTTATCTGCAGCAACGCCTGCATCTGCAAGTGCCTTTAGAGCGCTTGCTTCTGCCTTCTTTGCATCAGTTGCTTCTGCTGTTGCCTTTACTAGGTCAGCATTGGCCTTTGCTAGGCTTTCTGCAAGTGCAGACTTTGCCTTAACCTCTGCTTCTAGTTGAGCCTTTGTTGAAGCGTGTGCAGCCTTTTCAGCAGCAAGTGCAGCCTTTTCAGCAGCAAGTTCTGATACTAGATCACGAACTGAAATCTCTGCGAATGGAGCAAGTGTTGGAGCAGTCAAACCAACTACTGCTGCTGCAACTGCATCTGTTGATGTTGTTGGAGCAAATGTAATTAGTGAGCGTGTTCCTGTTGTTGGAAGAGTAGCCTTAAAGGTCGCTGTTCCAAAATCTGTTAGTGTAGCACCAGTTGTTACTGTTGCTGTATCCATAACTGCTGTTGAAGCAAATACAGTTGCTGTAATTGACTTACCAGATACCTTGTTGCCAAATGCATCTGTTGCAGTTACAACGATGTCTTGCTTTGTACCAGCAGCACCTGTTGTAGGTGCAGAAACTGATAGATTATTGATTAGACCAGCAGTACCCTGTACATAGTATGTTACCGTTACTGGACCATTTGTAACTACAACTGTTCCAATTGCTGTTGTCTTTGTGTAGACATAGAATGTTGCTGTTGTTCCTGTACCAGTTGCAACTGTCAAAGATGATGATCCTGATGTTGCTCCTACTGGTGCAGCAGTTGAGTGTAGTGCAGATACGATTGTTGCATTTGTTGAAGTTGCAGTAACTGATGTTCCTGCTACTACTGTTGCTACGATCTGAACAACGTCTGTATTGTCAACAGTGTTGTCTGCAGGTACTGGACGTACGATTGCAGTCGTTAGCGCTGTTCCAGCAGTTGCTGGCGTGTCATATCCTGCGCCACCTGTTTTTGCGGCATTCCATGTGGATGCTACAACTGACATGGTGTTAGCACTTGCAGGTGTTGCTACCATTGTGCCCAAAGTCATGGCTGCAACCACGGCTAGTGCGATTTTCTTGAATGAATTCATTCGGTATTTCTCCTTATTTATAGTGTTTTTAGTCTGTCCAAATAGTCTTTTATCTCTTCTATTTGGCTAGGTTTATATTGTATCACATTGCGACTTTCCAGGTCAAATTGCTCCTCTGGAGTCTTTGGTCTGTCCTTAAAGGTGTGAACCTCTACTTCAGTGTCTATATTTTTTGGAGTATGTGATATTGCCCCAAATATTGCTCCACACACAGCATCAGCCAAGTCCTTTGACTTTTTGCGGGGGTGGTCAACTCTATCATTTTTCATAATCTTTAACTGTGTTAGTTCATCAAACAATAAATCAATTGCAGGCATAGCAAGTCTTTCCTCATATACGAGCATAGCCATATCTTCATAATGCTTCTTGGCAACAGAAACAGTATCAGTCTTCATTCCAACCTGCTTTAATTCATTTTGAATATCAAATGACTGCCAACGGTCAAAGGAAACCATTCCAATATCAAACCCAAGTCTTCTTAGGTTTTGAATCCATTGCTTAACTTCTGAAAGATTAACTGGACCCTCAACCTTTGGTTCCCACCATGCTACTGCATCTACTACTACAATAGGTGCTACTTGTTCGTAGTTGTTAATTACCTGAATATTTACCCATTTTTCTACATGTGCAATTGCTACAGCACACTTATCGTGCTTCTGTGCAAGGTCAGCATGAACATAATACTTCTTTGTTGGATCTGGCTTAAACCCTTCGTCAAACCTTCTAAAGTTATCTACTGGGTTTCTTAATGTCATACAGGCTCTTACTTTGTCTGCCTGCTTAAAAAATGCGTCAGAGGCAAATGTTGGTACACATGCAAAGCGCATCATGGCATCTCCAAGATCAGTCATAAAAGCAATCTTAAAATCATCAATCTTTCGTGTTGGGTTTACTTCCCAAGTAGGTCTCTTTAGTGCAAATACCCCTGGATATTTGTATGATGTGATTTGATCTTCATCCCACGAAATTTCAAAAGAGTTATCTGGACTATCTTCTGGAAGCACTGGATTAATTATAAACTTGTGTGTTCGCTCTATAACTTCTTTTTCAGCAACAACGTCCTCATACTTTTCTGAAATAAAGTCGCCAGGATATCTTGGGAATGAAAGCAAAACAACCTTACCAAGATCAGGGAAGCGAGAGTCTACTGAACCACGAAAAGCCTTGTAGATGTTATCAGCAGTTTTTCCTTGCTCATTACCTGTTCCAACCTCAGATGCAAAACCAGAAATCTCGTCAAGAACTGCAAGTAACAAATTCAAACCCTCATGTGATTCACGCTCTGAGTGACCAGAGTAAACAGTAATAGATTTATCAAACTCAACAGAGTCAGCCTTTGCATAATACTTTCCTGCAAACCATGGGGATCTTTCAATCTTTGATTTAAAACCTTTAAAGAAAACATTCTTTGCTTGTTGTGCGTTAATAGCAACGTTGATTAAGTCGATAGCATCTCCAGATGGCTTACCAAAATACTTTGCTGGGTCTTTTAAGCATAGAAGTTTATATACGATGTATGAGCATGCTACGGTTGATGTGAAGTCTTTTCCAGATCCCTTGCCAAGTTGCAGAATGATTTCGTTCTTTGTGTACTTGTTGTAATACTGTGTACCCTTTTCTTCACCCATTATGTTAATCAGGTCTTCTTTACGATAGATTTGGCTCATTGCCTCAACAATATCGTATTGAATATCTGATAGAGGGGGCTGGCCAAGGTAGGCTTCACCCTCTACAAAGGTTCTTGCATCTACTGGAGTTTCGTCAAAGTGATCAGCCTGAAGTGCCTCAAGAAACTCATTGAACATCGTGGACAACTGTAATCACCTCATTGTCTTTTGCAAATGCAGAAAGCCTACGCATAATTTCATCACGAACCTGTGGATACTCTGAGGCGATGTCTTTTAGAATTAACACGAGAATCTCTTGACGCTTTTCAATTTCCATCATCTCTTCAGCAAGTTCTTTATTCTCAAGGAGTCCAGCCTTCTGCAGCATATCAATACGCTTGGATTCAATGTCCATTACAAGTTTAATTGCTGCGGTCTTTGCACTAAGATTGTTAGTCATAGATGCCTCATCAATAACTTCATATGTACGAGAGACTAACTTGCTGTAATGTGTATCTGCTGCAGCAAGTGCTTCTTTAGCACGAGCACGGATAGCATCATTTGCAGATGCCATAACCTTCCACTCATTAATAAGTGTTACAACCTTTTGTCGTGGGATTGATAGTTGCTTAGAAATAACTGTTGGGTCATTGCCCTTTAGGTATTCTTCTACTACCAAGTTGACTTGGTCAAGATGCTTAACGAGATCGTCTTCAGTTGACATACTTGCCTTCTAGTCTATTTATTTCATCTTTAATATAAAAGATTGCTTTCTCTAAATCTTGTATGGTCTTTGCCTCATCCTTAAGTCCTGCTCTCCAAAGATATTTAAAAGCATTACCAATATTAAAATTACGATGACGAGTTATCTCAATACACTCAATACCAGACGGATCTGATGTGTAGTGCAATGGATTATTTACTTGGTCAACTGTTATGTTTAGATTGTCACTCATAAGATTCCTCTTCGTCAGATTCCCAATCAAATGTTTCTGGAATACCCTTTAACGCAGCAAAGGCAAACGCAAAACCAACGCTGCCTGCAACGGCAAGTGCTATCAATGCTTTTTCAAATTTATTCATCGTTTTGATTTCCTTAGTCCAAATTTAGCAAGGTAGACATAGATGGTTTCTAAAGAGCATCCACATTCCTTTGCAATTTCTTCTGGTGTTTTTTTATCCATAAGGTACCTCTTACGCATAAAGGTTTCACTTGTATATAGTTTAGCAGCCATGATGCTAGTTGTCAACTCCAATTGCTTTTCCCCAATTCTTTAGTGCCCAGTGCCCGATGCCACAAGCATCAGCAACATCATTGTCAGTAATCGTTCTATCATAGATTGTATTAATAAACTTAATTGTTCTTTCTTTGCGTAGATTTCTTTCATAAGATTTGTACCATGATACTGACTTGCCTGGGTTTTGTGAACGTATGTATAATTGTTCGTCTTTTGATATTTTTTTATTACCAATGTAGTTTTGCCATGTTATTGGAGAAACTTTGCCTATAACCTTAGTTCCAGTCTGTCCTGCTGATCCAAGGATTGCCCCCTGAACCAATGCAAGATCTGCAGCGGTCTTGGGACTATTCATAAACACAGTGTGCTCAATAATAATTGCCTCAAACCCACCATATATATCAAAGAATGCTTTTACTTTTTTGCCAGCATCCATAACCTTTTCATACACATCATTTCCTTCAAAGTTTATCTTGCCGATAGATTCAAGATCATCTCCATTAAACAGGGCAAATGCAAGGCTATTAGTGCTTGCATCAATAGCACAGATTCTCTGTGGTTTTATCTCTAAGCCCCACTTATTCTTTACCATTTGTTTTACCCTTTATTTGTTTAATTGCTTTTATAACTGCGTCTGGATTAACTGCACAAGAAGAACAAATTGCATCGTCGTTATATATGGAGAGCGGAGAAGAGCAAGACCTACAAAGCCTTGTCTTCCCCCTTCTCTTTTGTCTTTTTGAATGCAGATATCTTTCAGCAATTTTTTCTTTTGTTGCTAAATCTCTACACTCTGCAGAGCAGTATATTTGGTAAGATACTGAATGCGTAAAAGTTTTATCACAATACTTACAATTCTTCACCGAGAATCTCCAGAGGCGCTATTTTTAGTACGCCTGTACCTGCAGACTCACATGCTTTTTTAATTGGGCATGACTTGCATATCTTGGAATTAGATCTATAGTTTTTGGTTGGCAGGGTTTTATCTTCCCATGCCTTTCGAACTGATCTCATCCAATCAAATGCCTGGTCTACCCACCGACGGTAATGATCGTTTACATCTACTGGGATCAAAAGAAGTTCGTGATTATTTTTATTTTCATAAATCATAACTCCCTTTGGTCTCTTTAGAATCTTCATGTATATAAGTAATTGCATTAGGTGGCCGTTCTTTGCCTTACCTGATGCCTTTCTGTATTCGAATCCCTCATTCATCATTGTTTTAATTTCACCAATGAGTTCTTCTCCCTGCCAATCAAACATAACATCACCATATCCAAAGATAGGTGGGTCATCATGTCTAATCTTAAACTCTGTTGTAGGCTCATTGTTTTCGTCACGATAAACCTTAACTATTCCAGCATTCATCATTGCATTTTGAATTCTTGCGTGAGACAGTGTTCCTGCAGTCATGTTTGCTGCTGCATATGCATCTGCATTATCTTCGAACACTTGTCCATCAAAAGCAAGATACCAGTATCTAGCACACTCACCGTGTCCGTATGCAATAGTAGATGGAGCAAAAGTCTTCTTTGTTGTATGCTTGTCTACACGAGTAATCGTATATCCTTCTTTGATCTTTGCCTCAAGTCCTGCTATATCCATAGGATGGATTGGTTTTTCCTCTGGCTTAATCATAACCGTATGTAGTAAATTTTTCGTCATTAATTTTCTCGTTTCTATTAGTATAAGTATAGCAGACTATCGGGTTATGTATTTCAATGCAGACACAAGATTGTTGATAGACTCTGCTGCCGTATAATAAAGATTCTTCTTGCCACGATCTGACTTGTCAACATTAGCCATCCATGTAGCCTTAAATGCCATCTTAGCAGCGATAGCCTGCAGCCGTACGATCTCCACAGTAGCCACATTGAGTGGTATATCTGGCTTAATAATTATCTTAGCAATGAAGGTAAGGGCTGTAGTCAGTTCCTCATCTTCCATGTAGTCAGCAATCTCTGACAAACCATTTACCATATCTATTGTTGTTTGTTGTTGTTCCATTATTCCTCCACCATGTCTTCTAGAATACTCATCTCAATTATAGCAAGTCTAACTTTTGAGTTACCCTCGCCTATTACCACCACAATTGCTGGGTCCTTGCCATTCTTCATGGCATCTGTGGTAGCCTTAGCCCAAACCTCTTTATTCAAAGTAAAAGACTTTCCAACCTCTTTAAAGTCTACGACAAAATTTTTCCAGGAGGCATCTCCCTTTTGTGTGTTACGCCCAGAGTTCTTGTGCTGTTTAGCACCAATTCTCTTTGACTCACTCTTCTCCGTCATTACCCTTCCATTTCTGCTTACCAAACTTAACGGTACTTAGATGCTTATCCTTACACATCCAGGTTGCTGTTTTTGTTTCTGGATAAAGCCTAAGAGTTCTGACTTCTGTCTTGCATGTATGACAAACAAACCTTCCCTGGTAGACAGTAAAACTACCCATTTAGTTTATCCTTGATTGACTGTTGCAAATCAAGATCCTCCCTTACACGATTAACGAATGCTTCTTTGCCTTGCACTTTAGATCCATCAGGAAGTATATACCAAGCGCCTGTGCGCTCTACAATACCATTTAGTTCTGCGGTAGTAACCAAATCACCAATGGTATCAAGACCAATATCGTCACCTCTAAAGTAAAAATCATACTCACCAGACTGAAACCCTGGAGAGGTTTTGGAGAACTGGAGTTCCCACTTAATAGTTCTACCAATTTTTTCTTCAATTAATTTATCTCCTACCTTGATCTTGCCCTTAATCGCTTGATTGTCTGACTCTGAAGAAAAGAGTTTAATAATACATGAGGAATAAAACTTAGTAGCCTGACCACCAGAAGGCTGCTGGCTAGTATACATAGCATTAATATTATTACGAGACTGAGAAATAAGAACAAGCAAAGTTGGCTTAACTTTATTGTTTGCATAGTTAAGCATTTTCCATGCGTTACTAAAGTCACGGGATTCTGCTCCAATCTGTTTGGTGTTTTCTAATGCTTTCATTTCATCTGTATCTTTTTCAAAATAGATTGCTGGAAGCATTGATGTAATAGAGTCTACCACAATTAGGTCAACACCAGCGTTCATTAATCCAACACCTACGTCTACCATATCGCTAATAGTTCTTGCTTGTGAGTAGATTAGTTTTTCTGGATCTACCCCCAAAGTTCTAGCCCAATCTTCTGAGTATGACATCTCTGAGTCAATCCATGCACACAACTTACCCTCTGCCTGAGCAAGAGCAATCATTTGAAGACACATAGAAGACTTTGCTGAAG